CACAAGCGTGCTTTCTGGCGAAATCTTATCAGCGGAATCGTGGTCAATGAAAAAGCCGAATTTGTCGGTATCCTATACTAACCATATCTAACCGTCATGTGACATGGCATTAGTATAGCCAAAATTTGCGTTTTAAGCGATTTTATTGCGGTAGGTGGTATATTGATACCTGTTGTAATTTAACCATGTAGGAAGGGGAACACGGCTGTCACGTTGATCTAAAAAGACCGCTTGATTTCCACAATAAGCCTATTCGCCTACCATCTTGCTTGCGATATGCTTCAGCCACTCGTCTATGGTCTGTGTTTCCATCTGCATATTATTTGCAATTAGACTATAAGGTTTGGCGGATAATCGACACAATAAACATCAACGATATACGTGCTATCGATCGTACCATAAGAGTTTGAGTACCTCGTTCTGATATCAATGGATATACTACTTGCCGTTAAATTAGTCACTTGCGAATAGACGCCATACGTACCCGAACCTGTCGCGATACCACTATTCGTCCATTTACCGCCAATCCTTACCGTTGTAGGTGTACCGCCAGTACTGTTTACGACAAGCACCCAACTCACGCTACAAGCAAAATATCCGTACCTATATCCGCTTTGCTTGTCACGGATTGCTATCATAAGCATACCATCGTGAAGGATTCCAGCACCGTCATTGTCAACCGTATAGCTTGCTACTGTCGCTGTGGATGTTGATGTAGTGCTGATTTCAAATTCTCTTGAATCGAGTAGGCGGTAGCTTGAACCGCCCCCACCGCTGACATTAACCGTAACAGGACTATACCCATCCACACCGCTCGGAGCGGAGTAGACACCATTCTGCGTGACGGAAAGCGGTTCAATAACAGCAGAGCCACCAGAAGCCGTACCGACTACCTTTGAGCCGTTAACGTATGCTGTTTTACCCTGCGCTATGTCTTCTGCCGTTGCTGTTGCATCTGTGGTATCATCGAACGAAACCAATCCACCACCTTGCTGTGGTAACTTCACGCTCGGAACGTCTGGGAATATCGCACCCATGAAATCAATATTTTTCGCCATCTTGCCACCTCTACTGAATAGTCAGAACTTTGGTTGTGCTGTCCTGTGACACCTGTGGCTGTGTCGCTGTGCCTGTGACCGCACCGCTTGCACCATAGCCTACATATCCGTTAAGAACCTTTGATGCATCAATCGTTGCACTTGATGTTTCGTAAAAGGTCGCATTGCCGTTACCGCCAGAAAGCGGAATCGTGACCGAAGGTACATTCTGATAACTTACTCCGTTTATCGTTACTGTTTTCGCCATTTTGTAATCTCCTTATGAAATCGTTAGAGTTGAACCGTCCCAAGTGACTAATCCGTAGTTGTTTGGTATAGCACTTATGGTAATGTTCTGTGTTGCTCTTTTGTTTTTTATTTCTATGACCTGTTCTTCCGCAGAAGGTGTGAACGTATACGAACCTGTGTATTTCTCCACACCTGCTATTGTCGGAATCGTCAATGTACCCTGTATGGTAGGTGTGCTTTGCAAAGTTCCTGTAATCATCTGCATTCACCTTCAATCGTAAAAGTTGCGCTTATAAATGTATCTACCGCACCATCTTCATGTGTTATCTCAATGTCATAGTTGTAAGTTCCGTCTGGAAGCTTGGTTTCTTCTGACGAAAGATAAATCTGAAGCGTGTCGGTTGATATCGGCTTTTCCATGATCAATCTGTACCCTTTTTCTGTGGCATAAGATTTTGATATGGCAAAGCGAATCGAATCACCTTCCACAGGCAGATAAGGATTACCGTTTTTAGTCATGGATATGACTATGGTGCAGGTATCTCCTCTTGTCAGCGCAATGTTGTTCTGTCCGTCTATCGTAAGCATTGTGTTATCTCCTAATCCGTTGGCAAAGGATGCCATACCACCGTCAATTCCGTGGTGATATAACTTGCGTATGCTGTTGCATCGGTATATGCTCCGTTATCTACATAATCGTAATAGGTTAAACTTCCGTCTAACTCCCAAAAAATGCTATAAGCCTTTACGCTTGCAGAACTACCGTTTGGGGTTATGTCTGATGCTGTTACATACATGCCACCGTAGCTACCGTCTTTAAACGGATAAATCATAAAACGGAACTCGCCCATCCCTATAGCAGAGGCGTTAAGGTATGCGTAAACTGTTGCTTCCATATTAAGTAATGCTGTCAGCAAAGCATCAAGGTCTATATCACCCCACATGCTTGCTACTGTTCCTGTCACGGTCTGCACAGTGTTAGGATTTCCCCCACCCCCAGAACCGCCAGACAGCTTCTTCGCTATTGCGATATCAAATAGATCCATGCCTTACCCCCTACTGTTTCACCCATGCGGATGTTTTTTCGCTGAACATGTAGATATAGCCTGTATCAACTTCGTAAGCCACAGAACCTGTTGCAATGCCGTCTGTTGGCTTGGTATCTGAAGATTCACATGCGATTTCGATATAGATCGAATCGTTATCGTATGACTTTTGCTTTACATAAGTTATCATTTCATACCCCCTAATCCGTGCTTGACAGTTTCGCACACTCTTCATATAACTTGCTGATTTCACCATTGCCTTTTAAAGCCTTGTATCCATCGTACAGATCGTCTATGGTTTCCCATTCGGATGCCATACCGCCTTGGTTATGCTTCCAATCGCACAACAGGATATAAAGCCTGTCAGCGCACAAGGCTTTTAAGCACAAGCGTTCTGGTGATGTTTTCTTTGTGTCTGACCTTGTGATCAGAAACTTCAACAGGTCAAACGCTCCGTTTGCGCCCATCACGATAGCAAACACACTTATGATCAGTTCCCAATTCATACTTCATCACCTCACTTATATGGTGGGTTCACATACCCAATAAACGCAGATTTCTTTCTGCTGTTATAGGTCACTCCACCGCCCACGTTGCCGTCCCATGTATAAACGGTGCTTCCGCTTATCTTGTCAAACAAACAGGTGTGCGTAGGTGACTTCGAACCCTTGAAGACGATTGCGCCTTTCTTGGCTTTTGACCAATCTGTTTTCAGCAAACCCTTTTTCTTGTAATACTTCATTAAGCTTGGTGAATGCCACCAATAACCCTTTGCCTTTGAATTAAGATTTTTCAGCAACTCATCAGCAACAGGTGAACCGCATTGTTTTAGGCAATACACAACAAACAGCGTGCAGTAACCTGCCACATAGCCATAGGTCTTTGGCATTTCACCTTTCGAATTGATACCGCCTTTACCTGCGAAATACTTGGTGAATTTGTTGGAATAAGGCTTTCCGTCCTTGCCGTGATTGGTTCTGGACTTGTACTTGCCCTTCTGGGTTGAAGCGAAGTTGATTACCTTCGTACCGATATCAGTTGTTGTTGCCTTGGCAGATGTGGTTGTCTTTTTTGCCGTTGTTGTCTTTTTAGCTGTCGGCAACGCTCCGTCCTTGCTTTGGATATGCACGGCATTGCCCATGTAAGAAGCCGAAATTGAGTATCCAAGCGAACACCAACCGTTTCCATAGGCATAATCGAAGTTAGGCAAGGTCTTTAAATACGATATAAGCGATTTTCTTCGTGCCACACTATCTGTAACACCTGCGATATAGAAGTCAGTTGCCAAGCCTTGCATATGCTTTGAACTCGACGAGCTTCCACGCAAGCTGTTATTGTACCCACGGCAACGCAATCCACTTGTGATACGCATTGGCTTGCCGAAATGCGTTCTGATCGTCTGCAAGTTATACAGTTCCGTTGCTCTCATTTGAGTCGGATACCCTGTGCAATACTTGCCCCCACATTCACACTTAAATTCCTGTGGTTCGAAGTTCTTGCAAACTTTCTTCACGTTATAAACGTGCCGTAAAAGGTAATCGGTATTCTGACCGTAAATTCCGTCTATATCCTTTGACCGTGTGAAGTATTTCTTCTGTAGCTTCTTGATGTTCTCTTTATTGTATTCGCCTAATCCCAGAAACTTGAAATATTCCTTACGTTTCGCTAATGTCAGCAATGCCATCTTCGTCACCTTCCTCTTCATCTTCGTATTCGTCATCGTCATCGAATCCGAATCCGTCTTCCTGTATGGCGATCATCTGACCGATTGTGGTGTCTTTCTTTGTCAGCTTGCCCACAAGGTCTGAAAAGTAGTTAGATCCTCTGGAAAACAAGACCCCTGTCAGAATCATGTCCAATGTCGGGTTGATGGAAAGACCTTCGTAGATTTCGGTCATAGCACCATTGAAAAGCTGAAGATGGAATGCGAATGCAAGAAAAATACCCAGAACTATCGTGATAGCTTGGGTAATTGCGGTCTTGTATTCTCTGACTTCAACCATGTGCAGAACGGTTTTGAAATACTCAATCAATGCTTCAAGCACGATCGCAACCATTATTGTCAATGCTATCGTTTTCATACACCTATTACCTCTCTTAATACCCAATAAGCATTATTATATGTGATACCTCTGCTTGTACCTGTATCGTCATTTTTAGCGTGTCCTGTGATGGATGTAGTCGAAATATACAGGTACTTGCTACCTACCGTGCCGACACCTTCTGTCATCATCGTAAATCCGACACCTGCACCGCTGTGATTCTTAACGTGTGTAACAGGCACAAAATCATAAGACCAATTGTAGTTTTGCGCTGAACCGCTTGAATACGCTGACCACGCAAGGATTATCCCATGCGCCTGTGCATCTAATCTTTCAGACAGAACATATCCTGTTGCGCCTGTGGTGCTGATGGCTTGATTTTCGTTCATAACCGCACTACCCGACCACAGAATCTTTGGTGCGTAAACTTTCACACCGTTAACATACACTTCAGCCGAATCACCGTATACAAGCCATTTATTCAATGCCCATGACCATATGCCGTGATTCGTGCCAGATGAACCGACCCCCATGCCGACCTTCACACTTGTGTCCGTTCTTTCTACCGTGATATAGGTATCGCCAGATGTGCTTTCAACTTTTGGTGCTTGCATCCATTTTATGATTCTTAAAATGGCTCGCTTTAAGGAAAAAGTTTTCATTCGGTTACCTCATGCTGATAGCATTCCCTTGCAAGATATCTTCCTTCCTCATCCATCACAACCGCCGTGTGATACTCGACAGAACTTATCGAAGCCGATGCAAGGATGGTGTGATAAACGCTCATGGCTTCTTCTTTCGTTGCCTTTGTGGTCACGATATTTGCGGTCTGACCGCCTGTTGTTTGCAGTTCTATTATGATATACATGACTTTCTCCTTATATCAAATCAATAGCATCAAGCCAAACTAAAGCATCGTACAGATCCCCTTCCAAAGTTCCGCTTGATGCGGAATCATCAACAGCAATGTGCGCATCGCCTGTTGATGTGATCCAAACGATATTCTGCCGTGCATTATCGGATGTTCCGTAGCCGATCACAAAAGGCGATGTCTGCGTTGAATTGTATTTCCCAATAACAAGTTGGTGGTTACCTCTTGCTATCAGACCTTCGCCAAGCATGGTTGCATACCCATATCCGCTGTTAAGTTCGTTAGAACCGAAACTGAATATAGGTGCGGAATATGACCTGTCATATGTTGCGGTCGCAATGCTTACCTGTACCCCTTGCGTATAATAATGCACACCAGAAATATAAATATCATCCGATGCATAGCCAGATTGCCAAGTAACCGTGATGGTCTTGTCACCGTCATAGTCAAACCTAAAAACGGTTGTAGCCATAAACGCAGTTCTTGTGTCAGAACCTGCCGTGCCTACGGTGAAAGTAACGTCATTAAGGAAAATCATCCCTATCGTTATAGTTGTACCAATTGTTGGCGAATTCTTGAAAATGAAGGTTAAAGGCGCACCCTTCATAGCTGTGCCAGACATGGATGAAGTCGGAGTGCCATTGACCGAACCTTCATGTGATGCCGTATCTACCTTTGATCCGTTATAGATTACGGACAGGTTGTGAGAAGAAGCCGTATATGCTATCTGCAAGTTGTTGGTAGTTCCAGAATAATCTTGTTGATATGGAATTGACACCTGCGTATCCGTACCATTGACCGTTGCGCTGAAAGCAATGTTGCTTTGTGGCGCAAATGATAACGGTGCATCATATACGGTGAACGGTGTCGCATATGAGAACGTGTTTTTTATTAACTGTTGCTCATAAGAACCAGACACGTTGACCCCTTGCCCGATAAAACCTACTTCCTGTGCGTTATTGCCGTAGAAGGTAGTCTTTGTCGGCACTACTTCAAACCGTCCTGTGTCATCACCAAGTGACAGCAAATCGCCAGAAAAACGTGCTTTTTCTTCTGTTCCAGACATGATCTTCATGCCGTCATTTTCGATGTCAACATGCAGATCGTAAGCATTGCCGATTCGTGCCAAACCTGCACCGAACACCGCAACGATATTGTTTCCGCTATCAATGATATATGTACCTGCTGTGGTATAGACCGCCCCATTGCCTGTTGCTATTAGCAACTTGTAAGAATCATCTGATTCTGGCAGAAGCCAAAGACCTTCCGATGTCAATGCAAGGTGCGTACCTACATAATTATTAAGGCTTTCGTCTATCGTCAGTTCATAGTAAGTAGATATATCAGAAACATCTGGCTCGTTTACAATTGAGTAATGCGTACTTCCAACAACATAATCGCCATTCGCATCTACAACAAAGTACACATGGGTAGGATCTAATGCTGTGTCGGTGGTCAAAGCCATCGTGCCATGTTGTGCTATCCATGTCAGCGTTTCGGCTACTGATTGCACCGTGGATAGATTTCCCAACGCTCTTGATGCGTATTCACTTGCGATCAGCGATGACCGCTGTGCGCTCTGTGCATCTGCCTGTGCCTGTTGCGCCAACCCCTGTACCTGCGTAGCAAGGTTATATGCCGTTGTTGCTGATTGCTGTGCGGATTCTGCGGATGTCTTTGCGCTCTGTGCATCCGATAATGCGGATTCTGCTGATGCTTTTGCTATCGCTGAAGCCGTGCCGATCTCATCCATCCTTTGGGATAAAGGTGCGCCTGTTGCCAATCCGTCTGAACTTGATGTAGCCTTGACCGCCTGTACCGTGGTAAGTAATCCACCGTCATAAGTATGAGTTACCAAATGACATGGAATTGTATAAGCGTTTCCGTTTACATCCGTGACAGAAAGAACATCGTTTCCTTCTATCCGTGGGTCACCAATAGACAGGTCTATCGTTCCTGTTCTATATTCATATCCGACAATATCCTTATAGATGTTGTTGAACACGGTTGCTGACATGTTCGCATTTTCGTCATACAGAACGATTGGTGAACCGCTTGTATATACTACTTCACTCCGTTCATAGTATGTGCCGATATCCGCAACATCTGGCTCTTCTACTTCCGTATAAACGTAATTCGGTGATGTTCCAGACCTTGTGTAATAGGTCTTGTCTGGATCTATTGCCACATCGGTAGTAAGCGCATACGAATACTGACCTGTTGCTGTGACCTGCACACCTGTGATTTCGAACGGAAGTTCTTCTACATTCGGTAGCTGTTTCATCCGTCCTGTGGTGACCGATAAAGTCGGAGTATCGGAAAACTGATGGATGGCAAAATTGCCGTCATTCGTATCGACTACATAACCACCACAAGCGTGTGCAAGCACCTGCAAGCCACTATAGCATGATATGCAGTTTTCAAGGCTACCTGCCAACTCATATGATGTTGTAATGCCGTTATCAAACGTGATCGTACATCCTGTGGCGGTCTGAATAGCGGAAGCGATATTTGCCAAAGTTAATGTGGCAGGTATCACAAATGTTCCGCTCGTTTTAGCCGTGCTGAATCCGTACCCTGTCACCGTAGTCGAATAAGCGGTATTAAGCACTTCGATTGCGATGAAATGACCCACGGTTATCCATTCTATCGAACCTGTATCAAGACCGATCTGTACTTCGATATCCGTGTTCTTGATGTCATCAGACAGACCAAGAAGTTCCGCATTAAGCATGCTTGAATAAATGTTACCTATCGAAAATGATTCTGGAGTACCGCAAGAACCTTTGGATATCGTAAGTCTGGATATACCGCAATCAAGTAACGTGCCGTCCGAATATAATCGTGCTTGCCATTGCCTTGAATCACTTGCGACTACAGTATTGTAATTGCTTGACAGGTTACCGCCACTACTGTTTTTAGTTATCATGGCTTCCCCCTTTACTGTTGGATAACTGATACTGCAACATTCCTGTACCTTAAATCAGATGCGGTAATCTGTTGTATCTTGTAGCTGATTTCTGACCTGTAGAACTTGCTTGGTGAACTCGGTGCGCTTGTGCCGATGTCAAAATAAAAGAAACCTGCTTTAAGCTTTGATGTTATAAGGCTGAATTCTGTAGCCGTGAGCATATCCCATTCAATTGCATAGGTTATTTTCTCCGCAACCACATCGCCTATCATGGTGGCTTTATTCGCTCCGCTCTGCGCTCTGCCTGTATTTTCAGACCAGATTATTTCCATTGACGGCTTCACGCTGATAGGTGACGGCAATTCCGTTAATGGTGTGCTACTACCTGCCCATAATTTTGTTATTGCCATAAATCCCCCTTATACGATCAGTTCAAGCTGTCCTGTGGCTCTGGTGTGATTGTTTATTCTTCTTACGGTGTTGTTCTTGATCGTTTCACCATCAAGATTTACTTCAAGGTCAAGTGCGTTTACCGCCACAAGAAGTTGTTGCAGTAAGGTCACCATTTGTTGCGTGTTGACCTGTTGGGTCTGTGCCTGTGCGCTTGCTGTGCGTGTGGAAGCCAACGCAGGTGTGGCTTCAAAACGGATGTTTGTGATTGCCTTTGCGACTCCAGATGCCACGGATGCAACGATCTGATCATTGTTCATTACTGCGGTATGCCCTTTTAGAGTGCCGACCAACTCTGGGCCTGCTTCTCTTGCAATAAACATCTGACCGCCTGTAGGCGAACCGCCAGAAGCGTATTTTGTTATCGGCTTCCAACCGTTTTGATATATACCACCGCTTGCCTTTTTCTTGCTGTTCAGCTTTACATCTACGCTAACTCCACCGCTCCCTAAATGATTTTTGACCCACTCGGTAACGGTTTTCCATGCGCTTTTGCCTTTTGACACCTGTGTTAATTTTATTTCTTTCGACACGCTTCCTGTTCCGAAATTCGTCTTGCTCTCAATCCATGACTTGACGGTTTTCCACGTTTTAGATAATCCGACAGACTTTGAAACGGAATCACCCCAATTGCCTTTTCCTGTGATCCAACCGCCAACCGTCTTCCATGCCTTGGTTTTGGACAGGCTGACAGGCTTGTACACCGAACCGCCCCAATTGGTTTTGTTCGATATCCATTCGGCAACGCTTGACCAAGATGTCCACCGTTTCAAACTGATTGGCTTGTAAACAGAATCGCCCCAATTGGCTTTTCCCTTTATCCACTCTGCTACTGTGGACACTCCGTTTCCGAATGAAGTTGCAAGTTTGATCCCGAAATTTACAACACCACCGCCAAGCTTGGTCTGCGTGATCCATTGCGCCACGGTTGAAATGCCGTTCCCGAAACTACTCACAAGACCGACCGCCATATTGACGGATGCGCCAAGAAGTGAACTTTTTACTATCCATTCAGCAACGGTAGATATACCGCTACCAAATGACCTTACAAGACCAACGGTAGCCGATACCGTTCCGATGTAATTGTTGTTCTTCAGCCAATCGGCTACTGTGCCGACAAAGCCACGCTGAAGCGCAACATATACATTGACCTGCCCACCGTTAAGATCCTCAAGTTCACCGTTCATCTTAACCTTGACATTCAGTTCGCTGTTATCAAGATCTTTTATCTCTTGCCATTTCTTCGTGAATTGATCATCTACCGTGATCTTAACTTCCTTGTCATGACCTGTAAGCAGATCCATCAGCCAAGTTGGTATTCTGGTGGCAAAATCCACGATGTTCTTAAGTGCCGTGCCGATGATATCAAGCGCATTCGGAACTATCGTTTTCGTGACCAAGCCTATCAATGGTGACAGGATATCTTCCAAGGCAAGCTTGCCAATATCAACGATAAGGTCAAGGACATCTGCAAGCAACTCTTTCCAACCATCCCACGATGTGGTCACGGTGTCTGGTATCTCAAGCGCATCAATAATGTCATCAAGTTCGCCTAAATCACCTAAATCACCGATGCCTGCACCGCCACCGCTTCCAAGACCGCCACCGCCAGATGTGCCTGTCGATGAATCGGATTTGCCAGAAAGCTTTGTGATCTGGTCAAACCCCATCAGTTCACGCTTCAGTTCCTGTACGGCTTTCTTTGCGCCTTTTGCGTTCTTGCCTGTCTTGCCAAGACCACCGCCCACATTTCCGATTGCGTTTCCTGTTGCTTCAATGCCTTTCTGCGTAGATTTGTTGAAGGTGTCCTTGATAGGATTCGACTTGATTCCGAAAGCCTTCCCGACCTTCCCAAGCATCGAAAACAGCCATTGCAATGCTTGTGCTATTGCCTTGATTACAGGAATAATTACGTTGTTAAGCGCAAAGGTTAAGACAGGCAGAACATATGTTGCAAGCACGTTTGCAACGCTTTGTAATGCCATGCGGACATCTAACAAGGCATCACGGAATTGTGCCGAATTTGCCACCGCTTGATCGGACATGATACCGCCAAGCGAAGCAAGATTGTTCCGCAGATAAGCCATATCCTGTGCGGAAAGATTCAGCACCGCACCAAGTTCCGTGGAACTTCTGCCCAATAACTGACTTGCGAGATACGTTCTTCGTGTGCCGTCCTCGACTCCTTGCAATGCAGTTATGACACGTTCAAACAACTGTTCTTGTGAAAGACCCAATGCTTCCTGTTCAGATATGCCAAGTTCCCTTAATGCATCCTTCCCTGTTTCAACGCTTGAAGCAAGGGTTCTCATACCTGTGGTCATACTGTCGATGGATGCACCGTTTCTTTGCAATATGTAATCCCACTCTTGATATGCCTTTCGTGACATGCCAAGTTTCTGGGAAGTTTTATCAATCGTGTCACCAAGAAGCGAAACCTTGTTGATTGCGGATGTAATACCGCCAATAACAGCCGTGACCGTCAACGCTTTGCCTAATTTAGACCCTACGCTTGAAGCGGATTTTTCAAGGCTTGACAGACCTCTTTCAAAGTCTTTCTTTTCTAATTTCGCATCAAAAAAAATGTCACCTACATGGGTAGCCATATATCCTTCCTTTCTAAAGGCGATATCCTACCTATCTTGTGGTGACATTCGTTCCTTTGATTTCTACTTTTACTATCTTCCCACAACGTGGGCATTTTATTTCAAGCTTTCCGTATTCGATTTTCAACAATGACTTTCCGCACTTGTCACATTTAAGCATTTTCATCTTTAGCCATAGCAACGAATGCCTTTTGCAGACCTTCAAGTGTTGATGCAACCGATTCCTTCGATTTCTTCTTTGCCATCTTGGTTCTGTAATCGTTGCGTATCTTTCTTTGTTGTGGTGTGAATTCCTTTATCACCTTTGGGTCATTCTCCGCTCGGACGGCTATTATGCGCCCAAGCGGAGTTTCGTGTGATAACCCAATGATGAAATATGCGAATTCTGGATATGACATTGACGGAAGTTCATTGCTTAATCGTATGCCGTATTGCGATTGAAAGCTTGCCACGATTAAGTGCCAATCGTCAGTTAAATCGTAATACGGTTCTATTTTCCCTGTTCGTCTTCTTCGTCTGGATCTGTTCCCAATGCCAATTCAAGTGCGGTCTTGGCAACGGTACTGTAGTCTTCAATATTCAGCTTTAGACTTTCTATATACTTCCTGTCTTTCTCGCTGAATAAAAGATTCATGACGGCTTTTATTCCCATCAGTTCACCTTCTTGATTGACAACGTCCAGAAGCTTCAGCACCGTAACAGCATCATTGTTGACCGTTATCTTCTTGCCCTTGATCTCAATGATCGGTGGTGCGTTGAAGTTAAGCTTGTCTGTCATGGAATATAGCATATTCGTTCCCCTTCCTTAAAATCAGCTTCCAGAAACTACTGTCGGCTTTCCGTTCGAAAGAACTTCGAACTCCAACGGTGCTACATTCGTAGCATCACCAGACAGGTTGTTCGTCACGTTGATGACCGCATCGCTGAAGGTCACAACCGTGCCGTCTGGGAATGTCCACTGGAATCCTGCCTGTGCGCTCTGACCATTTGCAAATGAAAGACCGCTGATAAAATCGTTTCCATCGTCACCGATATTCCTCTTTCCAGATACGGTAATGGTAACGCTCTTGGCGGTCATTAATCTGCGTGTCCAACCTTCTGCTTCGAACGGTGTCCACTCTTCAACTCCGTTGTCAAACGAAACTTCGAAAGTTTCGCAATCAGCAACGGTCTTCCATGAAGGTGAAGATGTTGTAGAAATGTCCACCTTAAATTGGTTTTCGTAGCATGGAAAAACTCCGCTTGTTACTGACATTACTTACCCCCTTTGGTAATAAAAGACCCCAGATATGACATACTCATACACTCCGTTGTCATCCGTGCCGATAAAAACAGGTTCTTCGTACAACAGGTCTAAATAATGAACGTGTACTGTACCCATATCCGTGTCCGTGATATAACGTATTTCTTCATACAAAGAACGTGCAAACGCTTCCGTTTCCTTAAGGTTCTTGTTCCAATGAATCAGAATCCTTATACCTGCGGTATCATAGCTTGATTTCTTGCCCACGGCTTCTATTCGCCTTTGGTGGCTGTCTGCGTATACTCCGATAGATTTCTCTTTCGAATTCTCTATCTTGCCTATACTGTAATGATCAGCTTTTGAATTTAAGGTTTTTAAATAATCTCTGAATTCTGCTAACATTTATATGAACCTCTTTAAAGCCTTGGCGAATATGTCGGCAGGTCGCTTTTCGTACTTGCCACCGCTCATCCACAAGCGCATCCATTCAGCCTGTGCGTTAGGGTTGCCATCGTGCTTGTTGCCTTTCTTGTCAACCCAAGGTGCTTTGTGGAAATTGTATTCTGGATGAAAGTACAACCTTCGTGCGTATGCCGTGTTGAATTCAAAGCGAATGATGCCGTCTTTCGCTCTTGATTTGTTTACTCTGAACGCTTCACCGCTTAACGTGCCATCCATTCTTGGTATGACCTGTTCGTTGCGTATCTCGTTCTGTAATAAATCGCCAGACAGCATCAATGCTTTCCGCATTGCATCATTGATATGTTGTAACCCTTTTTCATCCCATACAATGCTCATTTAAACTGTATCTCCGTATGATTAACTGTGCCGTCTGGGTTTCTGCGCTTGAACCCTTGGTGGATCTCACGCTTTTCCCCAAAGATAACGGCATCACCTGCTGTGATATTTGATATCCGTGGAACAATATCGCCATTAAAGTAAGCTTTTCCGCTAATATCAACAACCTTCTGATCTGCGCTGAATACGGCTTTGCCACCGTCTTGCCAATTACAGTTGGCTCTTATTGTTATCGTGCTTGCAGGTGCGCCATCCTCGTTGATCTCTTCACTTTCGATGTGCAAAGTTATCGGGGTTGTACATACCCAATCTGGTACTAACTCTGGATATTTCATGGTTTACCTCGCAAGTCTGCAACACAAGCCTGTCTGTTCAAGCAACGAATACACAGTTGATTGGATAGGTATGCCACCTTCCATCCTAACGGTAAAGCCTGTGCCGAACTTCATGCTCACCGAATTGATAGAATAGGAATCTATCACGCTTGCAATGGCATCTGCGTTATCGTAAAGGAAATCCGCTTGCTTGCACACTACTTCCTTGATGATTTCTTTCTGGAAATCGGTAAGGTTATCGAATCCGATTCTGACGATTCGGTTGAAGGTTAGCGTGTCAATATTCCTTGATGCATCTGTCAGATATCGGTCAATCTGGTCGGCAGATATGGTAGCATAACCCATATCCTCATATTCGTTTGCGCTGACATAAGCCGTATACATTGCTATTTGCCTTTCTTTTCAAGTTTCTTGATCTTCTCACGAAGGTCAATGATTTCGTTTTCAAGCTTTTCGGTCACCTCTACCTGCTTGATGTACTTTTCAAACGGTACGGTCTTTCCTTTGGCGTATGCGACCACATTGCCGTTATCGTCATAGACATCATAGCCGTCATTTGCCATACTCTGCACATCAACTTCCGTGATGGTAAATTCCATATTATCTTTAATGGCTATCATTATTGTTCCCCCTTTACTCAATTAGGATTCGCTTGATCCTGTTGCACCTGCGTTGATTGCGATACCTGCAAGACGCTGATTCAGAACGAACAGGTCACCGTATTTTCTGTTCTGATAAATGTAACCATCGCCTGTTCTTGAATCAGTTCCCGGTGCAAACATCTTGATATAAGCGTATCTTTCCCTTGCGACTACTGAATCTGGGTGAACCGCAATAGCGTTGATCTGCGCAGAACCTGTGGCAGGTGTGAAGCCTTCCGTGAAGTTGTAGGCGGTCTTCATTCTTGCGCTCGGTACTTTTACGATCTCTACATCATCAAGATCCCACACTTTTCTGTTGACCGTGCCGTTATTCGGGTTCACGGACATGAATCTTGTCAGACCCTGTGCGTTCTTGGCGATCTTGTATGTTGCAGGTGTCAGATACAGGATTCTTCCTTCTTCTGGTACACCTGCATCGTCCATGTTCTCCATTGCCGTGTCGAACCAATCAAGAAAATTGGATGTTGTCAGCGCAGTTGTATCAACAGAACCGCCCTTTGCAACGAATTCAGAGTAAAGTTTGCTGAACCTGTAAGCATCGGTTTCTGGGATCGCCTGTTCTCTTTCGAATACGGTCTGGATGTTTGCGACAGAAGCAACCATGTTGGTTTCGTCTACATCCATTGCATCCACGAAGAATTCTACATCCCTGTCAAAGTTAAGGGTCTTGGCTTCCCATGTGTTGGTCAGATTACCGCTGTTGAAGCCAATGCTTCTGGTGTGGTTCTTGTAGCCTGTCAGCGTGACTACAGGAAGTTTGATGGTCTTTGCGTTCAGCCATTGAACCTGTGGGTTCGAAAGCGTAAGACCGTAGGATCTCATTTCCGCTTCATACTTCTGTACAAGAAACTGCGAAAACTGATCTGCGTAGTTGATAGTGTTTGACATTTCTTTTCCTCTCTACTTCATTTTTACCCCGAAAATCCTCGCAAGTTCTTCGTTGTTGGTGTTTGCTTTCTGTCCACCGTCTGCACCGATCTTGAACCCTGTGCCCTGTTCGACAGTTGCTTTCAGTTCTGGCACATCCTTCAGAACCGCATTCAGATTTTCTTTCAATTTGTCTTCACTTATGTTGCCGTCTTTGACCACGTTCGACAGGTCTGCCATCTTCAGCAGGTACGGCATCTTGCTCGCAGGCACTCCAAGCGCACCTGCCATCTTCATCGCTTGCATTTTGATTTCAGCCTTGATCGCTCTTGCGTTCGCATCTGCTATCTGCTGATTCAGCGCATTGATGTCTGGTGTTCGCTTGGCTTTTTCTTCCTTGAATGTAGTGATAGCCTGTTTCATTTCTTCTTCAGACAAACCCTGTTGCTT